GCGAGTGAAACAGAAATCCTGGATGATGAAGAGTTAGAGAGTGCCAAGCTTTCTATGTCAGAGGATCAGTTTAACCAGGAGTATGAATGTAGCTGGACAGCTGCGATACCTGGTGCAATCTATGCAAAAGAGTTAGAGAAGATTGAAAAGCAGATTACGAATGTTCCTTATGATCCGACACATAAAGTTGAAACTTTCTGGGATCTGGGTGTGAATGACAGTACAGCTATCTGGTTTATTCAGAAAATAGGTAGGGCTGTTCATGTCATTGATTACTATGAAGCCAGGAATGAGGGCTTACCACACTATCAGAGGGTTCTGGATAGTAAGGATTATGCTTATGGAGATCATTATGCGCCCCATGATATTGAGGTTAGAGAGTTAGGAACAGGCAAAAGCAGAAGGGAAATTGCTTATGATTTGGGTATTAGTTTTAGAGTTGTCGCCAAACTACCCATTGAGGATGGTATCCATGCAGCAAAATTGCTTATTCCTCGTTGCTGGTTTGATAAAGAAAATACGAAAGTGGGGCTGGAAAGTCTAAGGCATTATCACAGAGCCTGGAATGATCGTATGCGTACATTTAAGAATACTCCTGTCCACGATTTTTCTAGCCATGCAAGTGATGCTTTTCGTTATTTAGCTGTTGGAATTCGTGAGGGATCTGGAAATTTCAGACCTAATCAAATGGTTGCTGAGATGGATTATAGTGTTTTTGGTGCAGCTGTATGAGCAAAGACCCCTTGATGGAAGCTTTTAATGCTAAATCCGACACGTATGCACTAGGTCAAATAATGGAATTTGTACTGAATTCCGATAAATTTAGGGATTGGAAAACCTGGGAAATCAAAAACGCTATTGGTTATGCTTTAGATCATAATAAATATTTTTTACATTTCACCAGGCAAAAGAAGAAGCTGGAATGTATAGGTTTTTGTACCTGGGGATTTTTTAAAAGAGAAGAAATAGATAATCAGTTTTGGCATGGCAATGAAGCTTATGCCAGGTGCGATAATGATGAGGGTGAAATATTATACTTTCCTATGTTTCTTTGCCAGGGTGGCGCAGCAGAAACTTTAAAATTCATACGGACAATCCAGAAATATATTGTGAATCATTATCCAGATATAGCAGTTGCCGAGGGTTGGAGAGAATATAGCAAAGATAAAAAAAGAAAAGCAATCATGCACATTGTAAGGAGTGATAGGTATGCCTATAGATAGTGGTGCTGCAAAAGAAAAAGAAGAAGAAACAGGCTTTGCAGATAGTTCTGTTTTAGCAAACTACAAAAAAATGTTTACAGAACCAGAAGAGTTAGGTGATCAAAATAAAAGAAAAGAGTTTGTGGAAGATCTTTATAAAAAAGAAATGCGTCCAGATGGAACAGAAAAGCCAGATGACGAGCCTGTTAAGCAAGCTGCTCCAGCAACGACAACAACTACTACGGAAGAAACAACAGAAACAACAACAGAAGAAAAAACAGATGTGGATAAAGCAAAAGATGCAATGGTTGCAGCAGCTAATGCAACAGCGAATACAGCTACATCAGCGACTGAAGCAGCAGCACAACCAAAGAAAAAAGGTCAAAAATCAGGAACAATTGCAACTTCTCCACAAGGTATCTCAATGGATGATGACACAGGATTAAGACCTTTTAGGGGGTTGCTTGCTGATGAAACTAAAAAGAAAAAGACGTTGATAGCCTAATGTACGGAACAAAAAAACCAAAAAACCTAGCTGGAATGATGGGTGCAAATAGCAACCAGGTTATTAAGGGCATGAGTTTTTCACAGAACATAGCCCCTATGGAAAGGCTTATGCAGAAATCAGCTGGTAAAAAACAAGGTCAGTTTAATCTGACCAAAAAGAAAAAGTTAACATTGTTAGGATAAAGTATGGCAGTTGATAAAATGGTTGCTCAGATCAACCGAAAATATGAGAAATTGCTAAATTACAGGAACAATTGGGAACATCATTGGCAAGAATTAGCTGATTATTTATTACCTAGAAAAGCTGATATTACTAAAAGACGGATGCAAGGATCAAAGAGATCCGAAAGAATATTCGATAGTACAGGTATTCATGCTGTTGAATTGTTAGCTGCTCATTTACAATCTATGTTGACCAATGTTTCTATGTCCTGGTTTACAATGGGCTACAGAGATCGTGAGTTAGCTGTTGATAATGAAGCGAATAGATGGCTGCAAAAGTGTACTGAATTACTTGATAACGCTATTGATCGTTCTAATTTCTCATTAGAAATACACGAATTGTATTTTGACCTAGTTGTTTTTGGTACAGGCTGTTTATTCATTGAATATAATGAAAATGGATTACACTATTCATCCAGGCATATATCAGAATTAGCCATTTCATCTAATGATCGTAATCAAATTGATACTGTCTATCGTTGTTTTAAATTAACAGCCAGGCAAATTTCACAAAAATTTCCAGATGCAGCTTTACCAGATAGGGTAAAAAAGGATCTGGAGAATGAGCCTTACAATGAACATGAGATCGTTCATGCTGTTTATCCTATGTCGGATATGAAAACATCTTTGTTCAATAAACCTATTATGTCCTGTTATTATCATAAAGACAGCCTGGGTTTGTTAGGTCGTGGTGGTTATGATGAATTTCCATTTTGTGTGCCTAGATTTAACCTGGATAGCACAAGCTCAATGGGTTTTGGTCGTTCACCAGGCATGACTTGTTTAGCTGATGTCAAGATGGTCAATAAGATGTCAGAGGTATCTATCAAGTCAGCGCAAAAGCAGCTTGATCCACCTTTGATGTGTCCAGATGACGGCTTTTTTAGTCCTATCAGAGTGACACCAGGGGCGATTAATTTTTACAGGGCTGGAACTAGGGATCGTTTAGAACCCTTACAAGCTGGTACAAATAATCCGATTGCTTTGAATATGGAAGAACAAAGACGACAAGCGATAAGAAATGCTTTCTTTGTTGATCAATTACAAATGCGAGAAAGCCCACAAATGACAGCAACACAGGTTTTAGCCCTACAAGAACAGCAAATGCGTTCTTTGGGTAGTGTTATGGGTCGTTTGCAGCATGAATTACTACAGCCATTAATACAAAGATCTTTTAAATTAATGTTGAGAAATGGACAATTACCGACACCACCAGAACAATTACAAGGTCAAGATATTGATATTGAATATGTTTCTCCCCTGGCAAAAGCACAAAAGAGCATGGATTTACAAAGCACCATGCGAGGAATGGAAATTGTCGGTGGGTTGTCGGAGGGTTTCCCAGCATTAAGGGATTATATAGATGAAAGAGGATTAGCCGAATATATTGTTGAATATGCTGGATTACCAGCAAAGGTTGTTAGATCAGATGAAGAAGTAGCTGCAATCAAAGAGCAAAGAGAAGAACAGCAGCAACAAATGATGCAACAGCAACAGGAAATGATGGCAGCTGAAAAAGCACAAAAAGCTGCTCCTATGTTAAAAGTTATGAATGATGCTGCAACTGAAAATCCAGAGGATGTACCAGCAGCATGAGGAAAGTAGCTGAATTACGAAATGAAGAGCTTTCTGGTCATTACCGAAGAGTATTCACCAGCGAGGGTGGGCAAGTTGTTTTAGAGCATTTAAAGCTTTGCCACAATTTTTATAGAACAAGCCAGGTAAAAGGTGATCCTTATGAAAGTGCCTTTCAAGAGGGTCAAAGGTTTGTTGTTCTAAATATTTTAAAAATGCTTGAGGAAAAACCAAAAATGCAACAAATAAAAGGAAATAATGATGAATGAACAAGTTGAGGAAACCCAGGTTGATTCTGGCTCTCAAGTTGAAACAGCTAATGCTGCACCAACATTGTTTATAGATACACTACCAGAAGATTTAAGAGATAATCCCACATTAAAAAGATTTACGAATGTCGGTGATTTAGCAAAAAGTTATGTTAATGCCAGGGAACATATTGGTGATAATAAAATAACTTTGCCAGGTAAGTACACAACAGAAAGTGAATGGAATGAAATTTATAGTAAATTGGGTCGCCCAGATACGGCTAGTGAATATGATTTTGCGAATGTTGAAGGCTTTTCACAATCTGGTCTGGATTTTTTTAATGAAGTTGCTTATGCCAATGGTCTTTCTCCAAAACAAGCTGAGAACATTGCAAAGTCGTTTATCGAACAAGGGCAACGTCAACAAGGTGAATTATCTGGGAACACAGAAAGGCTCACGCAAGAAGGGATCAACCAGGTCAAAGAAGAATACGGACAAGCGTTTGAGCAAAAAGTAAATCTTGGTGAACGTGCAGCAGAACGATTGGGTGCAATTGATATGCTGCGAGATACCATTTTACAGGATGGTAGAAGATTGGGAAATGTACCAGAGGTTATACGATTTTTTGTAAAACTAGGTGAAGATATGCAAGAAGATAATCTTATTGGTCAACCAGAGGAACAAACCATGACACCAGCAGATGCTGAAAAAGAATATAGAGAATTAATGGGATCACCAGCACATATCAATGCTAAACATCCTAACCATGAATTTGTCACTAATCGTGTATTAGAATTACAGGAAATGATGACACCACAGATTTAAGGACAACTGCGAAAGCACCCCTTATGTAAGCTGTAAGACAGCAGACCAGCAAAGCTTTAACTTGCAAGGATGCCCCCTGTTACCAGGGATAACCAGACGAAATCAAACTAAAATTGAAACTTAAATGAAGGAGTTTTGTGTTATGAGTACACAAATAACGACTGCCTTTGTTAATCAGTTTTCAGCTAATGTTCAGATGTTATCACAGCAGATGGGAAGTCTGTTGCGTGATACTGTGGATGTTGAAACGATTACTGGTGAAAAGGCATTTTTTGAACAGATTGGTTCAGCTGCTGCTGTTGAAAGAACAAGCAGACACGCTGATACACCAATCATGGACACACCCCATGCAAGGCGCATGGTCACAATGCGAGATTTTGAGTATTCAGATCTCATAGATGATCAAGATCGTATCAGAACATTGATTGATCCGACAAGTAGTTACAGCAAAGCTGCTGCTGCTGCTATCGGTAGAAAGATGGATGATGTGATTATTGCTGCTATGGGTGGTGATGCTTTTACAGGATCTAGTGGTGGCACAACTGTAGCTCTACCATCTGCACAGAAAATTGCACATGGTAGCACTGGTTTGACTATTGCTAAATTACTTGAAAGTAAGAAAAAACTTGACGCACAAAGCGTTGATCCAAGCATAACAAGATATTTTGTTTGTTCACCAGATCAAATAGAAGATCTACTTGGAACAACCCAGGTCACTAGTACAGATTTTAACAGTGTTAAAGCACTTGTTTCTGGTGATGTTGATACATTTATGGGCTTTAAGTTTATCACAAGCAATCGTCTAACAGCATCTGGTAGTAACAGACTTTGTTATGCCTGGGCTGAAGATGGTATTAAATTAGCAATGGGCAAAGAGCCTAAAGCACGAATTGAAGAACGTGCTGATAAATCTTTTGCTACACAGGTTTACTACTGCGCTTCTTTTTCTGCCGTAAGGATGGAAGAAGTTAAAGTCGTAGAAGTTGCTTGTGCTGAATAGGAGGTGACATTATGGCTACTGTAAAAAGTACACAAATAACTAATGCCACAGCTGTTCCTGTTGTGATGAATGCTGCATCTACCGATAGTGGTAGAGTAAGAGTTAAAGTTGGCGAATATGAAGCAAGTTCGTTAGCAAGTGGAGATGTAATCGACTTGTTTACGCTGCCAAATAAAGCCAGAATTTTAGCTGGTACTCTAGCGCATGATGCTCTTGGATCTTCAACAACTTTAAGTGTTGGGTACAAGGCTCATAAAGATGCAGATGGTACTGACGTATCAGCTTCTGCTGCTGCTTATAAAGCAGCTGCTGCAAGTACATCAGCACAGATAGTTGATATTTGTGCAACTTTAGCATTGGGTAACAATTCTGTTATTAATGCTGATGGTGATGGAATGATCGTCACAGCTACAATGGGTGGTGCTGCTGGCACAGGTACAATTGTCGTAAGAATGTTTTACGCAATTGACTAAATAATTGGGGGGAGCAATCCCCCCTTTTTTTTTATGGGAATTCAAAATGACAAGTAAAGTTGATATAGCAAACTTTGCACTTAATTCTATTGGTGCAACAACGATTTCTAGTTTGACTGAAAACGTAAAATCAGCAACCATTATTAATCAAAGGTTTGATAGTGTAAGAGATCGTGTATTTAGATCCCATCCCTGGAATTGTTTGATAAACAGGGCGACACTTTCCCAGGATAGTTCAACCCCAGCATTCGGTTATGCAAAGCAATACATCTTACCGACAGATCCAGCTTGTCTAAAAGTTTTAGAATATTCAAATGGAAATTTAACTTTTCCATACGACAATATGACAAAGGGAGATGGGCAACCTATTTTTGTTGTTGAGGGTAATAAACTGCTGACAGATGAGGGTACAGCTAAAATCAAATATATAGGTCGTGTTACCGATACAACTGTTTATGATCCTGGTTTGATTGAAACACTAGCATCAGCAATTGCTGCTGAAGTTTGTTATGCGATTACAGGATCGCAAACACTAACAGACAGAATGAAACTTGATTATGATACAAAAATTAGATTGTCACGTTTTGATGATGCTACTGAGGGTGCAAATCAAAAAATTGAAGCATCTGACTTTTTAGAAGCGAGAATATAAATGGTAAAAGCTGCACCAGCTTTATCTTCATTTACAGCTGGAGAGTTAAGCCCAAAACTTGAGGGTCGCGTAGAATTAGAAAAATACAGGCAAGGCTGTTCTGAATTAACTAATTTTTTAGTGTTGCCCCAGGGTGGTGTTACTAGACGACCAGGTACTTTATTTTTAGGAGAGGTTAAAGATAGTGCTGACACAACAAGGTTAATACCTTTTCAGTTTAAAACAAGTGATACGTATATTCTTGAATTTGGTGATCAAATTATGCGTGTTTACAGAGGTATTCAACAAATACTGACAGGCTCTGCTAAAACCCTTACGGCTATGACAAATGCAAATCCTGGTGTTTTTACTAGTAATAATCATCAGTTAAGTAATGGTGATGAAGTATTTTTAAATATTTTTGGTATGGGTGATACTTATTTAGCTGATTTGCAAAATAGAAATTTTAAAATTGCAAATGTAACAACAAATACTTTTACGTTAACAGACTTGTTTGGAAATGCAATTGATACAACAAGTATGGGTTCATTTTCAGCTGGAGAAACACAAACTGTTGATAAAATATTTGAGGTAGCAACCCCTTATACATCTGCACAATTAGCTGATATAAATTTTGCACAATCTGCTGATACTATGTATTTAGTGCATCCTAGTCATGCAATAAGAACACTAACAAGGACAGCCAATAACAATTGGACATTTGCAACCCCTAGTCTTACATCATCAAGTAATTCATCTATTTTAAATCTAAATGTAAGTTCTGATAATTATCCAAGTGTGGTAACTTTCTTTGAACAAAGGCTAGTTTTTGCTGCAACAAATAATAATCCACAAAGTTTATTTTTTTCTAAAAATGGTGATTATAATAACTTTACTGTAGGATCGAATGATGATGATGCTTTGGTTTACACCATAGCTTCTAACCAGGTGAATAAAATACAGTTCCTATCAGCAACCAGGGTATTAGTTATTGGCACATCTGGTGGTGAATATGTACTTTCAACATCTTCCGATTCTCCTGTAACTCCAACAACAACTTTAATAAGAAAATACTCTAATTATGGATCATCTACGATACCACCTATACAGGTGGCTGATGTAACTCTATTTCTTCAAAGAAACAAAAGAAAACTACGAGAATTTAGGTATGTGGGTGATGTGGATGAAAGTGGGTACACAGCACCAGATATGACAATTTTAGCTGAACATATTACAGCTGGTGGCATAACTGAAATGGCTTATCAACAAGAGCCAGATAGTATTGTCTGGTGTGTACGTGCTGATGGTACTTTGTTAGGGCTAACATATAGGAGAGAAGAACAGGTTGTTTCCTGGCATAAACATTTAATTGGTGGGGTATTTGGAACAACAACAGTAACTTTAGGAAGCATAACATCTTCGTTTCCAGGTAAAACAGTGACATTAACAAAAGGTGATGGCTCAAGTGTTACTTTTACAGCTGATGCTTTAGGGGCTTCATCAGCTACATCTACATTACATTTTATTCCTGTAATTAGTGACATTGTTACAACAGCTACAAATATGGCGACAGTAATCAATAATCATGCTGATTTTACAGCATCTTCAAATGGAACAATTGTAACTGTTAAGTCTGCTATTGGTCAGGTGGTAACGGCAACATCATCAGATAATCATAATTTAAGTTGTGTATCACAAACAAATGCTGTTGTAGAAAGCATTGCTACTCTTCCATCAGATGATGGAGAAGATAAACTTTATATGGTTGTAAAAAGAACAATCAATGGAGCAACAAAAAGATACATAGAGCAATTACAACTAATTGATTTTGGCACAACAACAGAAGAAGGTTTTTTTTGTGATAGTGCTTTAACTTTCCCAGCAAAAACAGATACAGGTGGTTTTCCTACCCCTGTTGATTATTCAACACAAAGAACAACTGCTATGACAGGGTTATACCATTTAGAGGGAGAAATAGTTACTATTACAGCAAATGGTGCAGCCCATGCTGTTCGTACAGTATCTTCAGGAGATGTTACATTATCTTTTGAAAGTAACTTAGCTGTCATGGGTTTAGGATATAATTCACGTATGCAAACATTACGTCTTGAGGGTGGTAGCCAGGATGGAACATCACAAGGTAAACCTAAAAGAATTCATGGTATTACAGTGAGACTTTTAAATACTGTTGGTTTAGATGTTGGTACAAATAGTTCAAATATAGAAACTATACCATTTCGTGACAGTTCTATGGCTGCATCTGTTGCTGTACCTCTTTTTACAGGGGATAAAGAAGTTGAATTTACAGGAACATTTTTTGAAAATGATAAAGTTTATTTAAGTCAAAACCAAGCTTTGCCATGTACAATTTTGGCAATTTATCCACGTTTCACAACATTTGATATTTAACCATGCTACCAGTTTTACAAGTATTATCATTAGGCGCAACTTTACTAGGTGGGTTGCAACAAAAAAGACAAGCAGATAGTGCAGCAAGAGCAGCGCAAGAGGTTGGTGAATTTAATGCACAGCTAATTGAACGTAACGCAGTTTTAATTGATAAACAAAAAGATGTTATTAATACTAATCATTCTATCTTTAAAAAAAGAAGAAGAATGGCATTAGATAGCGTTCAGAGTTCTGTAAGAGCAAACACAGCTTATGCTGGGATAGATATAGCATCAGAAACAACATTTCAAGTTATGGATAAAAATGCCAGGGAATTTGATTTTGAAATTGCTACAGCTAATTTTAATAACGCTGTTGTAAATGAGCAGCTAGAAGATGCAAAAGAAGATGTAAGGCTGCAAGCAGAATTATCACGTAAAGAGGGTGGAATGCAAGCTGCCAATCTTAGAAATCAAGGAACAACTGCTTTAATTAAATCTTTAGGTACAGGTATTAGGCAAGCAGACGATTATGGATTTTTCACATGAGAATACCTTTTTATCAAAGTTCAGTAAGCCCTACGAATGAAGCCCCAGGTAGACCTATCCAGGCTAGGCGCAACATGGCTTTAGAAACTAAAACTAAACTTACAGAGGGTGCGCCACTTGCCCAGGCATTATCAGAGGTAGGTAATTTCACAGCTGTTAGAATAAATATGGCTAGGGAAAATCTACTAAATGAAGCCCAGCTAGGTTTAGATTTAGAAATGGATAAGGCATTCAGAGAGTTTAAGCAGTACGGAACACCTAATACAAAATTTTCTGGTTTAAGTTTTAACAAGATCCTAGATGGTGAAAGCCCATTGTGGGGATCACGTATGGATGAGATTAAAGCTAAAATAAAGAAAAATTTAGGTAAAGATAAATACATGAATAATAAATTCGATTTGTATTTTTCTAAGATTGAGCAAAATGGTCGGTTAAAATTAAGAGGAATTGTAGATCAAAAAGTTCGTGCAGCTGCTGCTCAACACAGGAGCATGAGGTTTCAATTAAAACAAGATGAGTATTCTGATGCAGATACAGAATTACCAGCAAGTGTACGTTTGTATAATTTTAATCAAGACATGGCTAAAATAGTTACAGACAAAAAGAAATTGTCTGATTTTGGGTTTGATAAAACAAAACTTTCAAAACAAGAAACATCTTTTGTCAGTAATACTGCGCTATCTTTGATTGAAAAAATATCTATAGATAATCCTAATACAGATGCTGCAAGTATTGTTCTTGATGAAATTAGAACAGTAGCCCTACCTAGCAAGGGAGAAAATGCCGAAACACAATATACCGACCTGGATGAAAATCAAAAATTTGCTGTTGATTTATTAAGAAAACTCCCAGCAAGTGAAAGGGCAGCTGTTTTAAGTAGTGTTTATAAAGTAGCTAATTTTGCAGAAGCACAAACAACAACTGAGGCTCGTGAAGCTGCCATTGCTAAACAAAAAAATGAATTATTTAAAGAAAGCAAAAAACAAATTAAAGCAGAAGCAAAAAGTAATATTGAAGATGTAGGAATACAAATTGGCAATTTATCAAAATTAAATAAACAATTAATTAGTGATACTAGTAATTTGCACAAAATAAATACTAGTGATTTAGATGCTATAGTTGCTCAAGTTGATAGGCACATAACAGCTTTAGGTGTTTATGAACCGACAGCTGGAGAAAAGCCTGGTCAAAGTACAGCCTATAAAGCTGCTATAACTTTAAAAGAACAAATTGCTGAAACAAAATTAAAAGCACAAACTGTGCAACAATATCATGCTTTACCTAATCAAATGCAGCAAAAAGAATTTATTGAAGATTTAGAAAATGCTGGAACACAATTAGGAGTTGAAACAGCAAACATTATTAAGGGATTACATAAAGATCAAGAAAATGCTTTTCAAAATAATGATGGTCTTAGTCACATTGTTAATACACATAATTTAAGAAGTGGTGGCAAAGTTGGTAAACATACGTTTACAGAATTTAATCCAGAGTTAATGGGTACAGAAGATGATTTTGCTGAATGGTTTGATAGTCGTGAAAAATTAGCAGCACTAGTACATAGAAATTATAATCCAGAAGCAGCAGATCCAGAAGCCCCTATTCAGTATTTTACTAGTAAAGAAATGGGATATTTTAAAGATATTTATGATCGTTCTGCTCCACAAAACCAACTTAGATTATTAGAAAATATGGTTAGTGCAATGGGTGGTGAAGCTTTGGATAGTGTCCTGGATCAAATGTCAGAGAACCCAAATTTAGTTGTTGCTGCACGTTTGGCAGAATTTGCTGAAGATAATCCAGATGACGGACAATCTGTTGTTGCAACTCAAACAGCTTTGTTCATTATCCAGGGCAACAAAATGGCTGAAGAGGGTCAATCACTTGCCTGGTATGATAAAAAAGCAGCTAGTCAAACTATAATGGATATTAAAAGTGCTTTTGTTGATACAGCTAAATCTATTATTCCAGATTGGCAAGCAGCAGCTGAAAGTTTTTTACTAGGTAAATTTGGAAAAGGAATGGTCAGAGAAGATGTAGATTACGATAGTGATGACAAAAAAAGTATGACCAAAAACGCTATTATGTTTGGAATGAATAAAATTCTTAATGGTAGTTTTGATAAAGACATAAGTAGTATTAGCAATTTTGTAGATGGTGAAGATATGCCATTTGCATCAAGTGGTGGCATACAAGAGTTTAACGAGTATTTTACAATCTTTTTGCCCAGAGGAATGAATGTAAATACTATCCAAAGAAATTTAGAAATAACAACTGCTGAACACATTAATAATTCAGCAGCAAAAGATGCAGATGGTAATTTAATTTATGGTGATGCAGCTGCAAATAAATTTGAATTTAAAGAAGATGATATATTATACATGAACCAAAATCCAGATAAGTTTGGTTTTTTAGCTAACACAGCTGGTCATTATCAATTAGTTATGTATGACGAAAACAGAGAAGAAGTACGTGCTGTTATTGATAGAAATAGTAATCCTATTTATGTCGATATGGGTATTTTTGGTATGGAAATAGATGAGCCTATTTACGACCCAGGTAAAGAGGTCAAAGGTATGTTTACATTTAATTAAGAAAAATAATGGATTTATTTTATAAAAAATCTCTAAGGCCATCAGCTTTAGATTACAAACTTACTCGACCTTTTGAATTTAAAGATCGTGAGGGTACGTTTGTCGAAAACTATGCTGCTGCTAGAGATCAAATGTTTTCAAGTGGTCGTTCTGACAGCATGGCAAATATGTTGTATGACGCATATAAACCTATTCTTAATCATGTAAATAAAACACTAAAAGAAAATAATATTGTAACTCAAAATTTTAACATTGGAAAAAACGAACATACTTATGCTGGTATAAGAAATGAAATTTTACATAATCCAGCTTATTTAATGACAAAAAGTGGCAATCCTGTAGCTGGTTATTTTGGTAAAGATGATTTTTATTTTAAAAAAGCAAATGCTATAGTTAATACTATAAAAGAACATCCAGATTTATTTCCAGAATTACAAGATATAACGCTGCAATCTATTGAGCAGCAAGCTATAGAAATAGCTTTAAAAGACCATGCAGAATTACAAGGTATTACTGAAAATAGCCCAGGTTTTTTTAATGCTCTAGCTAGATTTGCTGGTGGTATGAGAGGTGCAGCAACAGACCCACCAATTGCCCTATCTATGATTATGAATTTAGATCCCAAAATGGGGCTTGGAAAATTAATGTTGAGAGAAGCATTTGTTGGTGGTGTATCAGAATTTGCTGTCCAGGAAAGAGTACAAAAGTGGTATGGTGAATTAGGTTTAGATTATTCTTTTGAAGATTTTGCAAAGGCTGTGGCTACAGGTTCAGCTTTAGGTTTTATTTTACCTGG